CTTTGTTTTCCCCAAAACCAAGCACCGCGCCGTCTGACTGCATGGTGAGGTCGTCGTCTACAAACAAGTCAGGTACAGCTAAGTCTTGCATCAGGTCGTGAACCTTGCCCGTAGACCCTGCGCCATCTGTGGCTATTATCTTAACTTGGCCTGCAAGGATGACAACTTTGTCCGCAGCATTAGCCGAGCCTTGTTTGATTGTAAGCGTGCGAGATGTTGTATTCTCAATCATCCAAACTTTAGACAACGTGTTAGGTGCAAGCGTCACCTCATCTTGGTCTGCGCCCCCACCTGTTAGCTTTAGGTAAAGACACCGCGCTTCATCGGCTACGGCATCCTGCATTGTTATTACAGTAGAAGCAGAATTAGCAATAATCTCACCTGTAGCGCTGTAACTAAGTGCGTTAGCTATAAGCTCAAGATTTACGTTGGTAGCGGTGCCCCAAGTACCAGCCCGTTCGCCTGTACCAATTTCTTCAAGCCGTAGATCATTTTCAAATGTGCTCATGTCGTGAAACCTTTATCCGATGCGAATTATAGCCGTTGTAGCCCCTGATATAGGGAAGATGACCTTAAACAGTTGATTAACCGTTGTTTTATCTGCGCCAAAGTCAAGCACTGCCACTGCAGGGTTAGTACCACCAGACTTGTATATTAACGCTCCACGAGCGGTTATGTGTGAATTTGCCCAAGTAGTGTCGGCAAAGTCTAAGTACGCGACTGTACCACTTGTAGCCGTATCGCTTGTGGGTCTAGTAGATACCGTTAATGTGTTACCACCAGCCGTGTACCCCGTGCCAGAAGCTTCGTTCGTAGTGCTGTACACGGTTGTAGTTGCGTCTAGCGTAGCCTCAGAGGTGTACAATGCAATCTTAAATGCTTGACTGGTATCTGCACTAAAGTCCATCTCCGCGTTTAAGAGAGCAACCTTGAAGGACGTACACGTATAGTTCCCTGTAAAAGCCATTATTTAGTCCCCGGCACTGGCTGACGCACTTGCCCCGACCGATACGCGTCTCTACGCAGCTTGCCGTTGCCTAGTTCTATCAGCAACGTGATAGACTGTAGATACAGTTTCTCGTAGTTGGCAATAACATCAGGCTCACCTTTTTGGAACCTAATGGCTTCTATAAGTGCGCCATTTAACAACGCGGCACTAGCATTATTACCTAGCCAAGACGTACTGCCACTAACAATAGAGGTGGGGTAAGCGCCGTATATATGTTCAAGTTCGTAGTTAGCGTCAGGGGTAGGAGCTAATTCAATTTGTGTTTGGCTATACTGAGCATAGAACTTAGGTAATCCGTACTTTGCGCTAGTATTAACAGGATACGCTTCGCGTATGAAATTTACGTCTTTGTTTAACAAGTATGTATACGTACTACTCGTTATCACCGCAATACTGTATGTGTATAGGTAGTCGGTAGGCAGCGTGTACAGCTTGTTTGTTTGTGCTACTGGACCGTCATCTACCTTACGTAAGGCAGGTATATCCACCGTCTGTAGTATCTTTTCCTCCGCTTGTTGCGTAAACATAGCAAGTTGGTCAGCCGTGAAAGATGTCTCACAGATGTCCTCTATATTAGTTTTAAGCGAAGTATAATTCATGGTCTAGGCCATCGGTCCCCGAGAGAAAAACCCTCGTGTTGCTGCACCTGCACCGCGCATTTTAACCTTGCCGCCCTTAGCATAGCCTTTCTTAGCCATACCGCCTTTTTTAAACACGCCACGACCTTTTAATACGTCAGCCTGTGTTACCTTCCCGTCTCCGGTTAGATCGGTCAGTTTTTTAGCCATGATACATCTCCTACGTAGTCGTTACAGTTACATCGCCTACCGAGGCGGTTGATTGTAGGTTGTTGGTGGTCAACCCGTAAATGTTATTCCCGTCGCCCACGGGATTCCAGCCCCACTGTATATTTCTGCTACTGTCGTAACCCGCGAAATCAGGGCGAGGATCGCGCACTGCCTGCGGATCGTTTACTGGAAACTCACCTAGTTTGTTCTGCGGGTGATCTCTGCTCCAACACTCACGACATGCCTTTATGTTAGTATCTCTACCTTTTGTTACAATATTCCGCAACTCTTTTAGCTTATACCGAAATCCACAGATGTCGCACTCAGCTAATGTATTTCGCCCAGAAGCAAATCTGTTTGTCATGCTAGATACGCCCTATACGTGGTACAAACCGCGCCGAAGTTTTCTCTCTGTCTTCACCTGCGGCCATATTAAACTGCTCGTCGTACATGGCTTTCAACATGGGTATGCGCTCAACCATCTCAGGCACTTTTGTAGCAATGTGATACGCTAACCCTGCTACAAGACATGGCAAGAACCTGAAGGGCATGTCTGCGGTTTCTACTCCCGCCCCCGCGTCCTGTATTCGCCGCATGAAGTAAAACTTAAACACGTAATTATCTTTATCAGGGACAGGCCACACGCTAATTTTAGGACGTGCAGCCAACCGCTCTACCCAAACTTGTATGGGTCGCCCACGTGTTAACTTGTTAGGTATAGAGGCGTACGTGCTTACACTTACACGGTTTATGGTTAGGTCCGATTGTGTCGTAATGTTACCAGAATTGCTGCGAATTACTTGTTCGAGTAAATCTATAGTATCTGTGGGTAAGTCGTACTGTGTTGTACCTTTTATAAGGTTTATAGCACCTTCATCAATCGTCCACATGTTTATGCCACGATTCTGCCACTCTATTGTCATTAGGTTCATAGACCGCCGTGCAGTCTTTAAGTCGTACCCAGACCGCATCTCACGGCCAGCGCGTTCCCATGCTTCTTCAGCAATATCTGTGAAGTCCATGTTAAACGCTGTTGTGTTTGATGTAGTCATCGCTATTTCCTTTTACGTGTATAACGTCGGCTTACGCCTGTCTTCCATCACTGCCCCGCACCCTCGTGCTACGTCACGTTTGCGTCGGGCTAACCCTCCACCAGACATCTTTACTGTGGCTGGCTTAGTGTTCTTGACAACCGTCTTACCTTTAGCGCCTGCACGCTTTTTCTTCTTGGCTGTGGCGGCACGTTGACCTTGGCTTAGGCTGTTGGCCTTACTACGCGGCAGACAGCGGTCGGGGTTCTTCTTGTCTTTAGAAGTCCCGCACTCACCTTTAATCTTGCCGTCAGTACCAACTCTAACCCAGTCTTGGTCCCGCCACTTTTTTAGATCGCCCATCTAAATCTTTTTCCTAGAAGGGCTAACCATCTTCTTGAGCGTACTAGCTTGTCCTGCATGTAGTTTAGAGGCTTTCTTTAAGCCTTTTATAACTTTCTGGACCTTCTTCTTATTGCCCTTGGCTAACGTCATTTTTTCTTACCTTTGCTACCCTTAGCGTAATTAGGGTCTTTGCAGTATTTAGACGCGGCCATGTTAGCATAAGCGCTAGGGTAGGTATCAAAAGTCCGTTTGGCCCAAGACTTACCCTTGGGACATATTTTACCGCCAGATTTATAATACCTACGCATGATTACCTCATCTTTGTTGCGCGTACGCCGCGTTGTGCAATACCTGCACCACGTACTTTAGATTTGCCGCCTTTAGCTTTGCCTTTTTTGGTTATGCCGCCAGCTTTAAAGCCTTTCTTAGCCATGCCGCCTTTTTTCATGCCGCCGCCCGTCATCTTCTTAGCCTCTAGTTCTTTTTCCATAGCGCCTTTGCCGTACAGGCCACCCATTGCATAGCCTTTCTTAGCCATGCCGCCGCCCTTCATTTTCTTGACACCGCCACCCTTTTTCATGTCGGCCATACCACTTAACATAGACTTTGCGCGTTCATTCGCTGGGTCTACGCCACCGCGTGCAGGGTCTTTAGCCATCATAGCAGAAGACATTTGCGACCCCATTTCAGAGCCTTTTGCACCAGTGGCACCCGAAGCATTTAATCGTTTGCTCATACCCGGAGACTTTGAAACTTTTTTGCGTTTTTCTTCTAACTGCTTACGTTTCATTGCAGGGGTTAACACAGGCGACGGGCCTTTTGTAGACATAGGGTCGGCTAGACCTTGGCTAGTGTTGGGGCGTAATTTAGGGCGAAGTGAACTTTTTAACCCACCTTCAGCAAAGCCTTTTTTCTTCATGCCACCTGCGGCGAAGCCTTTTTTCTTCATCTTCATTATTCTGTCTCCTTGTAGAGATTGTTAAATACGCGTTCTGTGTCCCATACGTAGCCTACGTTTTCTTTTGAATTATAGGTATGTTGGTTTGGCTTAAAGTCTGGGGCACCTTGCCCTGTCTCAAACCATGCAGGGTGCGTCACGCGTACCCGATTATTTGGTAGTGCTACTATATTACCTGTATACTCTCCAGCGTCGAGCAGTTCAAGTACGTGACTTTGCTTGTGTTGCGCTGGGTCGTCGGCCACTTCGTTGTCGGTGTAATCTACGGTAAACAAGTATTTGGCTGGGTAAAACTCGCCATCTACTTTAGCTATCCAAGGAGCAGGTGATGCTCGTTCTAGCTTATATACGGAGTGATGGTGAGACATGCAGTCCCAAGGTTGCGCTAAGTAAGGGGGTAGCTCATCAGGCCACTCTTCAAGTGGTGTGTCAGCCACAAGCGCTGTCAGGGGCATCCTAGCCCACATAGCCCCGCCATGTACGTTCTCGTCGTCGGTGTCGTCTGACTCACAGCCCGTAAATATGACTTGGAAGCTAAGAGTGCGGTTAGGCATCGTAGTAACGCCAATGACCATAGCGTGTAGAAAATCACCATGATAGTCTTCAAGGTTCTTAGTGTACTCTCTACGTACCCATGCTTTGAAGTATGGTATGCTGCTGGTCAGGTATGGCATTATTTACGTTTCTCCTTTTTAAGTTTCTTTGCTGCAGCTATCTTGCGTTCTTGCGATAACTTAGATGGGGCAGTTTGTATCTGCTTGCCCATTTGTGCACGACTGATAGCCATTTAACAATTCCACTTCCGTAAGCTTTTGTTGATACGACTGTCTGGATCATTGGCCGTCTTAGAGCTAGTATTTTTCTTCTTCATACCCGACATACGTGCGCAGAACGACTTACGGCGGTTGGCAGCTTTAGAACCCTTTTTAAGTTGGCTAGGCTTCTTAGTAACTGCGGTCTTTAACTTACTACCGGGATTTGCGCGTTTGTAACTGTCCACGCCTTTCTGGTTAAGTCCACCGGACTCACTCTTACCCGCTTTACGGGTCCAAGCAGGAGACTTTGTACTCCCGCCAGACTTAAAGTACCTACGCATAGAAGAATGTCATCATATCTGTAGTGCCAACTACAAACGTTACGTACAGCCCATTTTTAAACAACGCGCCTTCTCCCGGTACTGTAAAAGAAACAGTAGCGTTATCAGTGCCTATGGTACGAGCTTTAAAAAACGAAGTGCCCGAAACACCGGAATCTAAAAAGTCTATTTCGCCTGCAGTGCCGCCAGATACAATAAAGTAACCCTTTAGCCGTACTCGTCCTGCAAAAACAACGCCTGCAGCGTTGCCGTTAATACCCGCAGATACGTCTCCAGCGGGGTTTCCAACAGCGGTAATACTTAGGATAGTCTTAAAATAACCAGCGCTAGTAGCGGTGCCTGCGTTAGCGCCTGTAAGCACTTCGGTTAGCGACACGCCGTTTACATCGGTTCCAACTATTGTAAACGCTTTTGAAGAGTCATTACCCGCCGATAATATTGTTACTTGCCTCGCAGAAGCGTTTGTAACACTTCCACCCGAAACCAATGCACCGTCAAGAGGTAATGCGGCATTTGCACTTACGCCTGCCGCTTCTGAAATTCCGTCTGCGTCTAAGGCTTGTTCGTCTCGAATAAATACGGGCGTAACGTCAGAGTGTGCTGAATGACCCATGTCAATCTCCTATGTGTAGCGGTGGGGCTTTCACCCCACCAGATTGATTATGCAATTTGCACGTACTCGATGATAAACGTAAACGAGCCAGCCGTTGTAGCATTTACTGTATTAGTGATGTTGCAGAAGATGTTACGAGCTGCTGACGCATACTGAACAGAGGCTGGCGCGGTGGCTGCATCTTGAGTCTGAAGAATTAATGCTGTTATCGTTACGTTACCTAAAACA